TCAACGATGCCGCAATTTACTTGCAGGCACTATCGGTGCAATTCCTATGGAGCTTTACAAGAAATCTACAAATGAAGAACTTGGCTCACCAGTTTGGTTAGAGCAACCTTCCTATTCACAACCACGATCAGTAACAATCGCCTGGACTGTTGATTCATTATTGTTTTACGGACAAGCCTTTTGGAAAGTTGTAGAAGTTTATGCAGAAGATGGCCGTCCATCTCGATTTGAGTGGATTGCAAATTCTCGCGTAACTGCAACACTTGATTCTACAAATACATTTGTTCGTTCTTATGCAGTCGATGGCACAACATTGCCAATGGACGGACTTGGAAGTTTAATTACATTCCAGTCATTAGGCGATGGCATTCTCAATAGCGGCGTACAAACAATCCGCGCAGCCATCGATGTACAAAAGGCAGCAGCAATAGCAGCAGCTACTCCAATGGCTAGTGGTTATATTAAAAACAACGGCGCAGACCTTGATCCAAAAGAAGTACAAGGATTATTAGCTTCTTGGAAATCTGCTCGCAATAATCGTTCAACTGCTTACTTGACATCTACTCTTGAATACACACCAGTTTCATTCTCGCCTAAAGACATGATGTACGGGGATGCAATTTTTAACCTAGCGACGGATTGCGCCAGATTATGTAACGTTCCGGCTTATTACGTTTCAGCAGACCAGAATAATTCAATGACTTATGCAAATGTGCAAGATGAGCGCAAGCAATTCTTAACCCTATCTTTACAGCCATTTATCTCAGCGATTGAAGATCGACTATCTATGGATGACATTACTGCTCGCGGTAACGTCGTCAAATTTGACATTGACAAGAACTTCCTACGCACAGACCCATTGCAGGAACTTGCAGTAATTGAAAAATTGTTAGCCCTTAACCTAGTTACTCAGGAACAGGCTATGGCAATGACTGATCTAACACCTAACGGAAGCAACGGTATGGCATGAATCAAATCGTAACCCTTACAGCTGAACTCACAGCAGATTCAGCCAGCAGAACTATCTCTGGCAAGATTGTGCCATTGAACGTAGAAGCTGGATCAACAAACTATGGCAAAGTAATCTTTGCTTCTGGCTCAATCGAGATTCCAGATGCTAAGTCAATCAAGTTGCTTAGCCAACACGATGTTAAGAAGCCTTTAGGCCGCGCAGTAAGTTTTAACGAATCAGAGAACTCCATTGATGCAGTATTTTCTATTAGCCGTTCACAACGCGGTACAGAAGCCCTAATCCTGGCAGAAGAAGGATTGCAATCTGGCCTTAGCATTGGCGCAGAAGTATTAAAGTCAAAGATTAAGGACGGCGTGACTTATGTATCCGCTGCTCGTTTAGTCGAAGTAAGTTTAGTAACAGAGCCAGCATTTAAGTCTGCTCAGGTTACTGATATTGCAGCAGAAGAAGCCGAAAAGGTAGAAGAAGCTGTATCCGAAACCCAACCAACAGAAAGCGAGATAGCCAACGTGGAAAATACCACTCCAGCCGTCGAAGCAACACCAGTTGAAGCACCGGCGGTAGAAGCTGCTCGCCCAACTGTATCTATGGCTTACACAAAGCCACGCATTGAAATCACAGCTGCTAAGTATGCAGAGCAGACAATTCGTGCAGCACTAGGTGATGAGTCAGCTCGTCAATACCTACGCGCAGCAGATGACACTTCAGACAACGCAGGCTTAGTTCCTACACGTCAGTTGCAAGAAATCATCAACCCACTTGGAACAACAATCCGCCCATCAATCGAAGCAATCTCTCGCGGAGTATTGCCAGATGCAGGTATGACATTCGAGATTCCTAAGATCACAGCAATGCCAACAGTTGCACAAATTGCAGAAGGCTCTGCATTCTCAGACACAGATCAGACATCATCATTCTTATCAGTTGATGTAAAGAAGTATGCCGGACAACAGACATTCTCTGTTGAATTGCTAGATCGCACATCTCCAGCATTCTTTGATGAACTTGTCCGCAACATGGGCGCAGCTTACGCAAAGGCAACAGATGCAGCTGTTCATGCAGCAATTTTTGCAGGTGCAACACTTGACAGCACATCCATTGCAACATATCCAACAGCAACAGAATTGCTAGGATATATTTCTCGCGGTGCTGCTTCTGTTTATTCAGCAACACTTGGACTTCCAAATCCATTTGCTCGCAATCTCATTGCTAACACTTCACAATGGTCAAACCTTATGTCACTCAATGACACAGGTCGTCCAATTTACAACGAAGTAACAAATCCTATGAACCAACCAGGCCTTGCAACACCAACCGCTCTTCGTGGTCGTGTGGCTGGACTTGATTTATTTGTGACAGCAAACGTTGCTACAGCAAATAACACAGACAAAGATGGATCACTTATGATTGTGAATCCAGATGCTTACACATGGTATGAATCACCAACTTACCGCCTTCGCGCTGAATCAACAGCAGCAGGTCAGGTAACTATTGGTTATTACGGCTTTGGAGCAATCGCTACAAAGGTCGGTGCCGGCGCATTCTCTGTAAACAAGACCTGATAGAAACACCCTAAGTCGCTGGGAGTGGGGCGCAGCCCTTGCTCCACTCCCAGTCTTTAGAAAGGATTGCACATGGCATTAACCACAGTTGCAGAACTTCGTAGCACTCTCGGAGTTGGCACATTGTATAGTGACGCCGTTTTGCAAGAAGTGGCAGATGCGTCAGATGCAGTCCTACTTCCAATGCTTTGGGCTAAAGATTATTATGCAATCGCACACTCAAAAACAACAACAACTGCAACACTTTACTTTGATACTGTTCATGATTTTATTATTGGAGATTCAGTAGTCATTTCCAACTGTGGGAGTGCCTGGAATGGCACTAAGACAATTACAGCAGTTGATGACTACACAATTACTTACACAATTTCAGCAGCTAGTGCAACCGATAAAAATACAATCATGCCTTACGGCAAAGTTGCAGGCGATATAACAACTGACTGGACAACAGACACAGCAGTTCAGAACGCAGCGTTAATGGTAAGCGTAGATATTTGGCAGGCTCGCACAGCTACTCTCGGTGGCGCAAACCTTGTGGACTTCCAGCCATCACCATACAGAATGAGTGCTCAATTACTCGCAAAGGTAAGAGGGCTTATTGCTCACGCCCTTGATCCACGTTCGATGGTCGGATAATGCCAGTTGCTCTCACTACTCTTAGAACCACGATTGCGACTGCTTTAGTCGATAACACCAAGTGGCAAACCTTTGCATTCCCACCAGCCACAGTTCTTGCTAATTCAGTAATAGTTGCGCCTTCTGATCCATATTTAGAACCAAACAATAACCAGCACAACACGATTGCACCAACAGCCAATTTTAAGATAATTATTACTGTGCCGCTATTTGATAATGAAGGCAATCTAAATGGAATTGAAGATGCCTTAATTGGTGTGTTCAACAAACTCGCAGCATCCACTTTGACCTATAATGTGGGAGCAGTTAGCCAGCCAAGCGTATTAAGCGCAGCATCCGGCGACCTGCTTTCTTGCGAAATGTCACTATCCGTTCTAACAACCTGGAGCTAATATGTCCGAATGGGAAAAAGAAAACGAAGCCTTCCTGAAGAAAATCGGGCAGGTTACTTCAGCACCAAAGCCACCATCTACTAAGAAAGACGAGGAATAATCCGAATGGCTATATTTCTAAGTAATAACGTAGGCGTTAAGATTAACTCCGTTGATCTTTCTGACCACGTCACAGCAATAACAATTAACCGTTCATTTGATGAACTTGAAGTCACAGCAATGGGCGATACTGCTCATAAGTTCGTTAAGGGCTTAGAAGCATCTTCTGTAACTATTGACTTCCTAAATGACACAGCTTCTGCAAACGTTCTAGCAACGCTTCAAGCTGCATGGGGAACAACTGTTACAGCAGTATTCCTACAGACAAAGGGAACAGCAGTTTCTGCTACAAACCCACTTTACACAGTTTCATTGCTAGTCAATAACACAACAGACATCAATGGTGCTGTTGGCGATATTGGCACACAGTCAATTACCTTTACTGCTAACTCAACAGTTGCAGTAGCCACAACAGGTTCTTTCTAAACAACTAAACAAAGGGGCAAATCATGGCAAAGCTAAAAGTAACAAGGGCAGATGGATCAGTTGGCGAATACCCAATTACTCCATTGGTGCAATATGGCTTCGAGATTCACGCTAAGAAGGGCTTTCATAAAGCGTTTATCGAAGATCAGAAGCAGAGCGACATCTTCTGGTTAGCCTGGGAATGTATCCGCCGTTCGGGTGAAACTGTTAAGCCATTTGGAGAGGACTTCATTTCGACATTGACTTCGGTCGATGTTCTAGATGACGACCCTTTGGCTTAGGGCGCGACTCGATCACCTATCTGATTGCTAAATTAAGTGTCAGACTCGGGATCGCGCCACAACAATTATTAGATTTAGATGAAGTAATGCTGAAGAACTTAATCAAGGTTCTACAGGATGAAGCAAAGGAGATAGCCAATGCCAGCAACCGTCAGAGGCGGCGTTGAACTCCGTAAAGCACTTAAGAATTTTGCTCCTAATTTAGGTAAAGAAACACAAAGAGAAATTGCTAATGCTCTCAAACCAGTTGTGAAAGAAGCTAAAGGATTTGTTATAGAATCTCCTTTAAGCAACTGGGCTAGAGAAGGTGGCAAATTTCCTGTGTTTAACGCTTCAATTGTCAAGCGCGGCATTGGTTATAAGACAACACCATCCAAGCCTAATCGTAGAGGCTTTACATCATTAGCACAGATTCGCAATATGTCAGCAGCTGGAGCAATCTATGAAACAGCAGGCCGCCGCGCTCCAGGTACTAAACCTTCATCACGTCCTAACTTTGCAGAGGCTATGGGGCCGCTATACGGCTCAGGTAAAGATCGTGGTCGTTTAATCTTTCGTGCCTTTGAAAACGATTATGGCAATGCCACTAAAGCAGTTCTTAAAGCAATAGACAATGCAGGTAAAACTTTTAATGCCACAGTAGGGAAGCGATAATGGCCAATGTAGTCATAGATATTGCAACGCAATACACAGGCAACCCTGCTTTTAAGAAAGCAACTAACGATGCTCAAAAGCTAGAAAAGTCAGTTGCTAAATTAGGCAAGCAACTTGCCAGCGTATTTGCTGTTTCTAAGTTATACGCATTCGGCAAGGCTTCTGTTAAGGCATTTGCAGAAGATGAGAAAGCTGCTCGATCCTTAGCACTAGCTTTAGCAAACACAGGTAACGCTTTTGCTTCTATTGAAGTTGAAAAATTTATTGGCGATTTACAACGTGCTACTGGCGTTCTCGATGACAATCTTAGACCAGCCTTTAGAACCCTTCTGACAGCCACAGGCGACGTAAAGAAATCACAGGATGGCTTAGCCCTAGCACTTGATATTGCAGCAGGCACAGGCAAAGACTTAAGTGCGGTGTCTATGGCACTTGCAAAGGCTTATGGCGGTCAAACAACAGCCCTTAGCCGCTTAGGTGCAGGACTTGACAAAGCAACTCTTAAAACAGGTGACATGGATGTCATTCTTGGACAACTTACAGAGAAGTTTCAAGGCCAGGCATTAGCAGCTGCTGAAGGTTATTCAGGATCAATAGCCAAACTAGCTGTTGCTTCTCAAAACGCTAAAGAGATTATTGGCAAAGATTTACTTGACTCAATGCGCATGATTGCTGGTCAAGATGGTATCGGTGGCGCAGCGACAGCAATGGAATCTTTTGCCACTCAGATTGGTAATGCCATCTACGGCATTGGCGTACTTACAACCAAAATTAAATCCTTACCAGGTGCAGACTTTATTGGACGATTCCTAAGCGCAGCAACTCAGGTATCTGGATTGGGCGCTCTATCTAAGTTTGGTGCATCCAGCAAAGCAGCATCTGCCGGAACTCCAGCACAATCTCCTGGACAACGCAAAGCAATAGACAAAGCCAATGCTGATGCTCTTAAACTACAGAAGTCCAAGAACAGTCTTGCAGTAATTGACAATGCCAACACAACTAGAAAACTTGTCCTTACAGCCGATCAACAAGCTTTAGAAGAACTCAAGAAGAAGTTCGATGTAGAGCGCATTGGTTTATACACTGCTCTCAATGAGGCAACAGGTGCCGAAACAAGAGCCAGGATTCTATCCTTAATTGCAATCCATGATAACGATGCAGCTTTAGCATCAAAGGCAAAAGCAGAACTTGACGCTGCTAAGAACATTTCAACATTTGCTGATTCTGCTGCCAGAGCAGCTGCATTGCTTTTACAGGTTTCTTATTCGGCAGGACTAGCATCTTTTAAGCAATCCGAAATCAATTCACTTACAGGTGGAAACACAACAACCACGCCTAATCCTTTAACTCAAGCACCACTACCAATGCCTTCTTCTCCTTTGGAATCATTTAGACAAAGTGAGGCAAAATATGCAAGTTATTCTGGAAACTCAGGAAGTCCTATCATTGTCAATGTTGCAGGATCAGTCACAACACAACAGGATTTAGTCACAGCCATTACTCAAGGTATCTATAACAATCAGGCTTCTGGAATCCCTATTACCTATTCGACGGTGTACTAATGGCATTACCAGCAACTCCTATAGTTAAAATTAATTTAAGCACAGGTGCTTCATTCGGCCCTGCATTTATTTTGGGAACTAGCCAATTAGGATTTGCTGAGTTCGCTAGTGCTGTTCCAAACATTGTCGATGTCTCATCATCGGTATTAAAGATTGACACTCGCAAAGAAAGAAACCTGCTCCAAGATAAATACACTGCTGGACAGGCTACGGTCAGAATTGTTGATCCAACAGGTGCATGGAATCCACAGAATACTTCATCGCCTTATTATCCAAACCTTGTACCTTTGCGCCAGATAACAATCCAGGCTACATACAGCAGTACAACCTACTCAATCTTTGCTGGATATATCACAGAATATAAATACACCTATCCAAAAGACCAAGATACAGGTTTTGTTGAT